AAAAGCTCAATTCATCCACCGAAGTGAACACATTCAGCTGTTTGTTGATGAAGTTGGCCCGCTCTGCCGGGATGGTTTTCACGCGCTCCCATTCGTCCTTCAGGTCTTCGATGTCCAGGAGCTTGCCAAGCGACGGGTTTGCCTTTGCCCAGCATTCGGGATCAGTCGGGTCGTCATCCTCGTCGATTTCGTCAATGTAGACAAACATGCGGTCTGCCGCCCTGCGTGATATAGCAGCGTCCCCGGCCAAAATCTGACTGCCGAGGACGTAAAAATCCATCAGTGGGCCGTCTATGACGGTGCCCAGGGTGGTGATATAGATGATCATGGGCTGCTTGCGCTTCTTGATCTTGCCCTTGATGACGTTGATCAGCTTGTAATCCCGGAACTCGTGGATTTCATCGAACACAGCCATGTGGACGTTTCGACCGTCAAGGTTCTTGGAGTCAGAAGCCAGCGGCTCGAATTTGCTGTTCTTGTAGTATGCCCCGCTCTGTGTGACCTGGACATGCTTTGCCAGTGCTTTGGAGCCTTCAATCTGGGCTCCGCATTCGCTGAAAACGATCCTCGCCTGCTCTTTTGAGTTGGACAGTGCATAGATTTCGGCGCCGCGCTCATTGTCCTTGGTCAGACCGAAGGCAGCATTGCCGGCAATCATGGTGGACTTGCCGTTGCCCTGGCCGACGATGATCAAGGCTTCACGGAATCTGCGATATCCGGTGTCCTTGTTCACCCAGCCGTACATGTTCGCCTCAACGAAGTGCTGCCAGGGCAGCAGCTCCGTCTTAGAGTAGGCGCCTTTGGTCGGGATCAGGAACCGTTCAATGAAGTCGATAGGCCGATAGGCCTTCTCGATATCGAATCTCCACGGGTATTTGGGGTCAGAAAAGGACATTTCCAGCTCGTCGAGGAAGCGCTGACACGCCTGGATTCTCTTCTTGCCTGAGACGAGCTTTCCGGACGTGACGTCAACCGCATACTGGAACGCCTTGGATGATTTGATTATGCTGGGGATTATGTCGAGGCTCATAGCCGCCTCCTGTCTCAGAACAGATCGAACTCGTCCTGATCATCCTCATCGGCGATCTTTTCCCGGATCAGCGTCATGAGCGTCTGAGCGGTATTCAGCAGCAGCTTTCCCTGCTGGGCATAGGCCGCAAGAGCAGGATGAACGTAGATGTTCTGTCTTCCCTTGACGTATTCCTTGGTGACCGTTGTTCCATCTTTCACGATGGCATCACGGAGCTTCTGCCGGTGATCAAGGACTTCGAGGTACTGTTGGAAGATGGTTTCAAACAAAAGAGCCTGTTCGTCTCCCTTCTCTCTGGCTTTGGCAAGGATCTTCTTTGCCCGTTCCTTCAGAGAGATGATCTGGCGCTCGGTCAGATCTGCCCCCGGGTCGATGTGCTCTTTTTCCGGTTCTTCGGGCATTTCTTCCGGTTTTCCGGTCATTTCTGCCTCCGAAATGGGCATATTCTCTTCATCTTTGGCATTTTTAGCCATTTCCTTGGCCTCCTTTGGGTTTCGTGTTCTGGGGATGCTGGGATATAGGTATGAGCAAAACAAGCCGAATCCGGCCGTTGCAACTGGTACAGCGGCCAAATTCAGCTCGTGGAGGTGATGTAACCTTTCCAAAAAATCTTTGCGCGCGATCTTCGTAAAAATTAACGAGGGCGCGCGGTCATTTCCAGCCTATTTTCGGCCCGAAAGGGTTGGGGGGTACCCTCCGACCGAGGCCGGACGCCCCCGGAAGCGTCGCTGCGATGGTTTCGTCAGCTCTCGTCGCTTCCGTCGGTGATGTTGATGACTCTCACGCCTGAGATTGTCTTTGGCTTCGACTTCCTTGTCTTGGTTTCTTCGTGGCAATACCAGCAGCATGACGTCAGGTTGTCCAGGGATAGACCGAGGTCAGGTCTGGACTCCAGCTCTTGGATGTGGTGAACCTCTGTTGCTATGCCAGTACAGCGAGAGGACAGACGCAGCTGACAGATGTAGTGGTCTCTCTGCAGAGCCTGCAGTCTGATCCTTCGCCACGCTGGTGTCTTGTAGAAGCCCTGCTCCTTCAGGGTGCCGCCACGGTCCGGCATGGCTGGATGGTAGCCTGCCCTCATTGCCCGTACCTGTTACGGCGCATGGTGGACTGCCATCCTCGGAACTTATCTCGGGTCACCATGTCCCGCTCACACCTGCCATCGCACATTGGATGGGAAGCATGGCAGACACAGACAGTCTTGCCGTCCTTTATTCGGATGTAAACCGGAATCCTCTCTGTGTCCTTCATGCTGCTACCTCACACGTTCTTGTAGATGGCCGCTTTGGAATATCCTTTGACGCCATCTGTCATCATAGCCAGGAACTCATCACGGGAGAAGTCGGAGAGTCGAAATATCTCCTCCGGTTTCATGCCCAGCTGCTTTGAGATCTCCGGCACAGTCTTGCCTTCATCCATCAGTCGCCTGACGATGGCCTTCATCGGCTCGAGCAGATGAGTACCACGCGCACGGTTGTGAGTGATGGTGCCGAAGATGTCATCCGCTTCATTGTCGTGGTTCACGATCACGACCGGAACCTTCCCGCCGAGCTTTGACAGCAGCGGCTCACGTCCTGAGACTGTCCAGCGGTGGAAGCCGTCAATGATGGTGTAGTCCGGACGAACCACGATCGGCAGCGTCCAACCGTTGGTCAGGATGGACTGCACCAGCAGCTGCAGGTTTTCTTCCGAAACCTTATTCGGGTTGTAGTCGTTGGCATGCAACATAGTCCGATCCACCCACTGCAGAGAGGACAGCGGACCGAACACATCAACCTCAGTCATGTTTTCTCACCACCTTTCTGTGGCGAGGTCTCACGGCTGAAGTCTGCATACTGTTTGTAGACCGTCGTGTACAGCGCACGGAGTGACCGAAGCTTCGGATCTCCGGCGATGATGGCGTCATGCATGGCACGGAAGTTGTCGTTGGTCATGACGCTGCTGTTCCGGATGTAGAAGGTGCGGTAGGCTGCGTGGACCTTCTTCATGCTGGCGATGCTGAAGTACTTGTCCGCCTCGGTGAAGAGCATCTTCTTGCACTCGGCCTTGTAGTCCTTGAGCGGAGCGTCGCCTTCCAGCGCCCTGCGCTTTCGGGTGCTGCGCTTGAACATCTCCGAGTCCCAGTACAGGAGAGTCAGGTAGGCGTTCGGTTCCCGCTTCTCAATCTGATTCCAGAGCTTCGGGTCTGTCTCAGCGATGTACCGCAGGCCGGCAATCCCTTCCGAGCCGAAGAAATTGCAAAGCCGGAGATGCCGCTTCGACACTCCGACCTGATACAGATGGATGTATGCATCCGGGAAATCCAGATTATGCTCCTTGATGAAGAGCCACACATCACTGTCCCGCCAGTCGTAGATGGGATACTGACAGTTCGATCCGGTGATGGCGCCCTTGCCCAGAGCGATGCCGGCCAGAAGCTTTGCCCGCTGCAGTGATTCGGATCCCCGCAGGCCGACGATCTGGATGCCGTCCTTTGTGATCGTCTGGCAGAACTCCTGATAGTTCATTTCCCCTGGGTAGTTCAGATACGGGCTTCTTGTGATCGCGAACGGTGGCGGCTGCCTGACCCACGAATCTTCCTTTCCCGGTTCCCATGTGATCCAGGACTCCGTGCTCTGCAGATAATGCAGAATGGAGGACTGCTTCACCGGCAGGCAGTACCACCGGAACTCCGAACCGACAGAGAGAAAGCGTTTCCTCCACCGGACGGCCATCTGATACATGCTGTCGTAGATCGCCTCTTCGTCGATGAAGATCACGACCAGCTGCTTGGCATCGATCTTCCCAGCCTTGATCAGGGCATAGACCAGATACGCCAGACACAGGCTGTCCTTCCCTGCAGAAAAGCTCAGGTACACCGGAACGCCGTTGGAGAAGGTGTTCAGGATGCGCTGCCGTGCGGCCGTCACACAGTCCATCGTCCCCTCGATGCGTTTCACAGCCATATCTTCTCACCGCATTTCGGGCAGACGATCAGTCGCCGCTGCAGCGCATTTCCAGCCGTTTCCAGAGGATTTTCCGAATTACCTACTCCAACATTGCCCTGACCCGAAACGCCGTTTCCCGGCGATTCCAGCGGCCCGTTTTGGCCACCCGGCGTCAAATTCTCCGCCGAAGCGGCGAATTCCGCTTCCTCCTGCTGGTATTTATCGGCTGCTTTCTCCATCCCGGCCTTGGTGGAATCATCCAGAACGCCATAGCCGTTCATGAAGTCATCCGCCTCTATCGGTTCGAAGGTCAGCGTTTCCAGAAGATCGGAATCATAGCCTGGTATGTCGAAGTCTTTCATGCTGCCGAGTTCGGCGATGATATCCTCGATGGCTTCCAAATTGTCCACGCCCAGAGAATAGATCTTGTTGTCGGCCATCATCATCTTCAGCTTGTCGTGTTCCGACATGCCGGCCTTGATGAAGCAGGCGGCTTCCGTAAAGCCGAGGGCCTTCATGGCCTCATACAGTCCGTTGCCGATCAGGATCGTGTTCGTCTCATCGACCACGATGGCCTTGGTCTGTCCGAACTTCTGGACGGAGCGCTGGTATTCCTCCAGCTGCTTGGCAGAATGCAGCCGGACGTTCTTCGGATTGGGCTTCAGATCTGCAATGGGAATCATCGTGATCTTCATGCAAGCACCTCCTCGAGGAAGTGTCTCGCACTCGGCAGCTTCTCAGCGGCCTTGATCACGATCGAAGGATCGATGTCGTAGACCTCCTGATAGCCCTTCATGATGTTGTCACTGCAGAACTCCCGCTCCGGCCATGCGTGAGTCCCCTGCACCCAGCCGTCTTTCCAGTCGTAGATCGGCGGCAGCGGAAGGTGGTTGTAGTGGATATAGCCGAGGACAGCTTCGTGCGGCCAGTCCCGGATCGGCGAATACCGCTTCTCTCCGGATCGCTTGAAGATGTAGCCATTCGGCCCGCAGAAGTTTCCGTCAATCCTCCGGTGTCCGACAATCAGGACGTCCAGGTGATTGTCGAAGAACATGTTGGTAAATGGTCCCCTCTGGCTGATCTGGTGCCATCTCTGGCCGAGCTGCCCTTCGGCGAAGATCAGGTTCTGATGCTGATACAGCCAGTCGAGGCCGTACCCGGTATGCATCATCACCACGCCTGCCGGTTTGTGCTCCCTGACCCAGGCGACGAACGCCGGGTAATCCAGATCACAATAGGCAAAGTATCCGCGGCTGATCCCCGCCTTTTCGCACAGATCTGCGAGAACGATGCTGTCCTTGCCTGCGCTGTAGGCGAAAGCGGCACGTTTCCCGAAGGTCTCCCTCCGGATCTCTTTCATGGCGTCATCGGCGTAGGCCTGAACCTCTTCTGGAGAGATCAGGTCCTCAATGTTGGTGTACGCATACAGCCAGTCAGAATTCTTGCTGGTCTGTTTCCTTCCGAGCATCTGTATCATGCCGTCACCTTCTTCTGCTTCTCATAAGCATTCCAGATGATGGCGAACAGGATTCCTCCGGCAACGAAGTAGATCCGGACAGAAGCCATGAGCGTCCACATGCCCATCACGCCGAGCGGGATCAGGATGCTCCATCCGGCGATTAGAGCGGCGTTGATCACAAGGCCGACCTTTTTTC